TTTTCAGAGACACCAAACAACGTATGCTTTAATTTTGCGTCCATAGTGTACAAGATGACATACGGGGACCAGTTAGCCGAAAAAAACTAATAGATGTCTGGCAGTGGGTAGTCGAGAAGTCTGAATACTGCGATACATGCAGGGATTTGGGCAAGGATGATGACTGCCAGGCATGCCCCGATAGGTCACCTGAATTGATGCCAGTCAATCAGGTGGCCTATTCTTTATGGTGCTATAGCCAGTCACAATGGCGCGTAGGGGCTTATGGAAGCATGGACTGCATAGCGCCCATACCTTGCGGGATGGATTATACCGGCGTACGAGCCGTAGCAGAGATGCTGGACCTGGACGACGAACTATCACCCGCGGTATTTCTCAAGCTGAAAGCGCTCGAACAGTACGAGCTGAAGCGAATCAGGAGGCGGATAACGGATAATGTCAGCGAATGATGTACAAATAAACATAATAGGTACCGACAGGGCTACACCGGCATTCACCAGTGCCGCCCGGTCCGCACAGGCTACTACTGAAAGTATCAGTGGTATGGGGGACAGCTTCTCCATGCTTAACAGTACCTTAGCCAATACAGCAGGGTTTACCCTAGCTATTGCCGGAATAGACGGCATCGCGGAGGCGATGCACTCCACGATAGGCGCCGCTGTTGAGTTTTATACGACAATGCAGACCGGGGCTATATCCATGGCGGGCACTCTGATGAGTATGGGTAAGCTCAGCGGGCAGACGATGCAATGGAACGAAGCTATCGGGATGTCTAAAGAGCTGATGATGGAGCTGTCCGATCAAGCGTTAGTTACGGGCGCATCGACACAGGAAATATCAGATACGTTCCGTGCTATGCTGCCTAACGCCCTAAGCGCTAAGATGACTATCGAGCAAACGATGCAGCTAGCCAGTACGCTTACCACAACAGGCAAAGCAATGGGCCTGCAAGGAAATGTGCTTGTTCGAGATGTACAGGATTTAATTAGTGGTAATAACGTTCAGCGTACAAAACTGGGTGTTATTTTAGGTTTGTCTAATGCCGACATACAAGAAGCTAAGAATTCTGCCGGCGGGCTGTTCAACTTCTTGCAAGACAGGTTAAAGGGCGAAGTGCAGGCTAACCAGAATTATTTGGATTCTCTCGAAGGACGCTTTAATCATTTGAAGGAAGCTGTTTCCCGTGTAGGCGGGTTGGGGATGTCCCCATTGTTACAATCTGGAACCGATTTGCTTACCGATATGGCTAATAAGCTTGTGCAAGTAGATGCAGAAAGTAAAAAAGTAACGGGCATCAATTCTAGCGTAGTAGAAGGGCTGCAAAATGCTGGTATCGTGCTTATGCATATCGGCGAACAAGCAAGGATAGTAGGGCAGGATGTAAGTACAGTAGCTGTTCCTGCTTTTAATCTGCTAGCGGCGGCGATAGAACTTGCAGCTCAGCATGGGGCAACTCTTACAGAGGGGCTCGTGGCTTTGTGGGCCGGGAAGAAGCTTAATGCATACGTAACCGATTACCGTAACGGGCTTACCGGGGCCGCTGAAGCGCAGACATTCTTGGGAAAAGCGGCGGCGCAGACGAGAACCCAGATGTTAGCCCAACAGGCAGCGGCTAAATCGGCCGCGCTTAGTTCGGCGACATCGATATCCGCGTCCCGTGTAGGCTCTTCTACACTGTCTACCGCGGCTATATCGCGACAGATAGTACTTGAATCGGCGCTGGGGAACGCGGTTGTAAGTACGACACAAAAGCAGGCCAACCAGCTCATGGTTGCCAATCAGGCTAAGACGTCGTTCACGGGGGCTAGTCAGGCATTGATTGCCGGTGAAAAAGAACTGGCGATACAGATACTGCAGACAAGCGCTACTCTTGATGCTCAGGGTGCAGCGTCCGAGATGATGGCCGCCCGTGCTACCCAGGCGATAGAACTCATCCGCTTAGGCGAGGTAGAACTTGCCCAACAGATACTTAATACTACGGTGGCGACTGACTTACAGGGTGTATCCGGGCTTGAAAGTGGAACTAAAACCGCGGCAGGTGCGGGCATAGGTGCAGTCGCGCAGCGTGAACTGGCAGCGACTACTGCAGTAACTACCGCGGCGAACGTAGAGAACGGGGTAGCCGCTACCGTTGCCGGTGCTAAGACGGTAACCGCGGGGAATGTAGCGAGAAGCGCATTATCTACGGTGCTTACGGGGGTAAGCGCCCTTATCGGTGGCTGGATAGGGCTTGCGGCCGCTATAGGTTATGCGACGTATAAGCTCATCCAGTTCGGCCAGCAGGATAAGAACTGGAACGATAATCATACTTTCGACGTAGGCGGGCAAAAATACATTGTCGACCAGGATGGCAAGATACAGGGTATATTCGGGTATGGTACCGATGGCGGCCCTCAGTATACGCGCAACGTAGACGATACTATCGACGATGATACGAAGAACGCCATCCTTGATATGGACAAGCAGGCAACTGAGGCCCGAGAGGAAGCCCAGCGTGAGCAGGACATGGAAAATCAAAAGGCTGAGATGAAGCGCGGGCTCGAGATGCAGGCATCAATCATGGGCGACCCCGAAATGCAGAAACTAATGGGCGGGGTAACCGGCGCGTATACAGGGGATGAGAAAGAAAATGCCGCGGGTGGCGGCGTTAAAACCGACGCGGAAAAGCAGGCAGAAAAAGATGCCAAAGATGCCGAAAAAGCCGCTCAGCAGGCCGCGCAGGCGAATCAAAAGTACGCGCAGATAATGTCTGAAAATGCGGAAACAATCCGCAAGGCCAATGAAAAGGTAGAGAACATCATAGCCAGCATGGACGAAAAGATACTGGAAGAAACAGGTACCCAGTACGATATCGACATGGCCAAGGCTAAGAAGGAATATCTCTCTACTATCAAGAGTATCAACGACGCCACCGTAACGCTTAAAACGTTCTCGGCTAAAGATGCGCAGCGCATGGCCGGAGGAGGTTCTACCCAGCAGAACTGGATAGAAAACCTGCTCTCAGGCGACGATGCCATTACGACGCTTACTGCGCAGAAGCTCCACCTCTTATCGCAGAAGTACTACGAGCTGACGGGCGAACAGCCAACGGTTACCAGTATGCACCGGTACGGGGATGGCTCATCGTGGCATGACAGCGGGCAGGCGTTTGACTTGTCTGACAGCAACCTTGAGAACAACCGAGACCTGCGCCAACAGCTGATGGAATACGCTAAGACGATAGGGCTCAACCCATTGGATGAATATGAATCGGAGAACGCGCAGTACGGGAGCTACAATGTCCACTTTACGGATAATCAGTCGCCGATAGCTGTACCGGATACCACTGCGACGGTAACGGAAGCGGCGCAGACGGCATCCGCTATCCCCCAGACTGAGATGGTAGGCGTAATCACACAGGCCTGCCAGCAGCTGGGGTTCCAGGACACGGCTCTTGCTATCGCAATAGCGGCTAAGGAATCCGGCGGCGGGAATGTGCAGGATATCGACCCCAACGCGTATAACAGCGATTCAGGGGCGGCGGGCATGTTCCAGATAACATCCGGGCAGGATGTAATGGGCGATGACGGAAACCGCTACGCAATATCTGATTTATATCCGAACTATGGCTCTGACCCAATGCAGAACGCTCTTGCGGGTATTACAATGCTAATGGACAAGATAAAAGCTACAGGTGATACATGGGCGGGCGTTGCCGCATATAACGGTAGCGGCTCAGAGGCGCAGGAATACGCCAATGATGTTCGGGGTATCCGTGACTCGTTGGGCGGCAGTACGGGTGTAAACCTTGTGCCGATGACCTATACGCGATATACGTCCCCATTGGCCGGACAGGCTAAAGAAGAAGCACAGCGGTACCGTAACCTGCAAGAACAGAAGGCCTTAACGGACCTGCTGATTCGGCAGCGAAAACAAAAAGAAGAAACGATGGCCAATATGACTGAGTACGAAATGCTTGATAATGTCTCTGGTCATGACCAGCGGGAGATGTACATAAATTCCAAAGCGCAAGCCGAAATCAACGCCAACAACGATAAGTACAAAGACTACTACAAAGAAACGGGGGATGAACAGTCCGCAAAGGCTTATCTCCATTCCATTAACTTTGGCGTGACGTATAAGCAGAACTCATCTCTGCGAGAACTGGCATCCACTGAGTACGACGAATGGAAACAGCATCTCAACGATATGAGTTACATCGACAACGATTATCAGAGCGAGGTAGATACACGGCAAAAAGTAGCCCTGCAAGAGTTTATCAAGTATCAGCAGGACCAACTGGATACTGCCGAGCTCACCACAGCTGACAGGCTTAAGCTTGAACAGGACCTGATATCCAATATGAAGGAACTGCAGGAGCTGAACGCTAAGACGGACTGGGGCGCCGGGCTGGATCAGCTGGGGCGCTCCATGAAATCGTATCAGCAGGATATCGGTGGGGCTCTTACGGACGGCTGGAACAGCATATCCGGAACGATATCCGGAGTGTTTGACAACATGCTGACTGATAACGAATCTTTTTCCGAACGGATGAAGAACATGTATATAGATGTTGCTAACGAAATTCTGAACACGATGATGAAAATCATCATGCAGGGGCTCATCATGAACTCCATTATGAAGATATTCGGGTTCGGGGGCTCTTCATTTGCAGGCGACTGGGCCGGCGTGAACAGCTCAAGCAACGCATTTAACTCGTTTTCATCATTGTCATCGGGATTAGGTATAACGTCCGGATTCAGCTTTAGCGGTGCGTTTGCCAGTGGTGGTTCTGCCCGTTCAGGGCTCGTACTTGTGGGCGAAGAAGGGCCGGAACTGCTCAACTTAGGGGAGCCGAGCTACGTGTATAACGCCCGTGAAACGGCTAACATGATTAACTCGAATCCTACAGCTGGCAGTAGTTCTGATTCGTCATCATCCGGGCTTAAATCTATCGATATCACGCTCAACAATAAATCCGGTACGGAAATGAAGGCGACAACGTCGGAATCCCATATTGATGGCAAGAAGATGGTTGTGACGATGCTGCTTGAAGCTGTCGGAACGAACTATCTGGGAACGCGTGACATGCTGAAGGGGGCGGTTAAATAATGGCTGAATTATCATGGCCGGATATCTTGAACCCGTCCTACGGAACGACAATCGATGTAGAGGATACGAGCTTGACGTCCTCTATGTCGGATGGCGTCGTTCAGGGGCGCAGGAAGTTTACAAAAAGCCGGAAAACGTGGGAATTGAAATGGGATGCGCTGCCAACAGCGCAGTATCTGACGTTAATGGATTTTATCCAGAACACCGTGTATTTTGCGGCATTGTCGTTCAGCTGGACCTGTCCGCTTGACGGTAAGACATATACCGTACGGTATTCCGGTAAAGATAAGTTCGAAACAAAAGCAGTAGGCAGGCTAAGCGGTAGTATATCGCTTACGGAGGTTTAGGTATGCTGTCATTATCAGCCGTGGCAAAAGCGGAAAAAAATAAAATGAATACCGACAGTGTCTTTATCATCCTCATCGAGCTTGACGTACCGCTGGATGGCGTAGACCCGATACGGATATGCTACAATACCGAGGATATCACGTGGAACGGGGTACTGTGGCAAGCTTTTCCAGTAGAAATAGGGGAAATAACCGAGGATAAGAGTGGCTCCATCCCCTCTTTTGATATCAAAGTCTGCAACATATCACAGGCGCTTACGTATTACATCGAAGAATCAAACGGGGCTAATAACGGGGATCTTATCATCCGTGTTGTCAACACAAAAGCCCTTGACTCCACGACGCCGGAATTGGAAGAAGAGTACCGGGTTACCAAGGTTGCAGTCAACGAACAATGGGCGACGATGACGGTAGGTACCTCATATTCGCCTCATTCGCGCCGGCCTCTGGACCGGTATATCAAGAATAATTGCAGGTATCGTACGTTCAAAGGTGTGGAGTGTGGCTGCACTAATGCATCATTTACTGATTGCGACAGGACGCTAACGTCTTGCCGGGCAAGAGGGAACAGTAACAGGTTCGGTGGTTTTCCAGGCATTGATCAAGGGGGCGTATATGTATGATGAACTATGACAACTTAATCGGCGTGCCATTCGTGAATCATGGCAGGGATGCCCATAAAGGGTTTGACTGTTATGGGCTTGTGATGGAAGTTTACAGGCGAAACGGAAAACATATCCCCGAGTATAACGCGGACTACAATGATGCGGAAAAGATATCTGGCATTATCCATAAAGCAGCAAAGACACAGACATGGAGGGCCTGCCACCCTCCTAATCTGCCCGTGCCGTGCCTGATAGCTATCCGGATGGGAACAGCCCCTGGGGTAGTGAATCACACGGGGGTATATATCGGCAATGAAAAATTTATACATATCCGCGAAAAAACGGGGGTGTGTATAGACAGGATTAACAGCCCTGCATGGCGGGGCGTCATCGCTGGCTTTTATGAGTTTGTAGGTGATAAGTAGATGATTACAGTTGTTATCATCAAGAATGCTTTCGAGCCTGAGAACGGGCGGGAAGTACATCAAATTGAATACGAAAAAGATAAGACGGTTATAGCGGATTATATCAATCCGTTTACGGCCGTTTTTAGTACAACCGATGGCGATAAAGATCCGGAATTCACGGTAACTCTTAACAGTTACACGTCGGATAGTTCGGCAGCAGTGAGTGATGGGGATTTCATCGTACTCGCTCCGTATGTGGGCAAGGGCGGCGGTAAGAACCCTCTGCTCATCATCGCAACTGTGGCATTGTCCGTGTTCTCTATGGGCATCGGGGCTAACGTAGCGGGCTTAGGCTATTCCGCTATGTCGCTGGCGGGGGCTACCGGATGGGCGGCTATCGGCGGATACCTAGCAGCCGCGGCGGTCATGTTCATCGGCGGGACGCTGATACAGAAAGCGTTCGGGACTGCGGCAGGTACCGCTAAGTACTCAAGCGAGAATCCCACATATAACTGGTCCGGCATAAGGACAACCGAAGGGCAGGGCAATGCTATATCCGAGTTTTACGGCACTGTCCGCACAGGCGGGCAGACCATCGGGAAGTACCTGTCAACCGTTGACGATAAACAGTACCTTAACTGGCTCGTAGCAGTCGGCGAGGGGCCTCTCACGATATCCGATATACAGCTCAACGATAACCCAGTAGGTAACTATGACGGGGTAACGGTAGAGACGCGCGAGGGCTCTAATACACAGAGCATCATCAGCAATTTTAACGATACTATTTCCACTAAGACGCTGGGATACGAGGTACTATCCACGTCGTATCGGACAGATATAGCCACGGGTACGGCGACTCAGGGGCTCATCATATTTACCGAATGCTCCAACGGGCTTTACTACGCCAACGACAAAGGTGGGCTTGATACAGCCTGGGTACAGATTATGGCTCAATACGCCAAGGTAGGTACAAGCGACTGGAAATCGTTTGTGGGGCCGTCCGGATACGTTGCAGATAACCCCTATGGTATTAGCCTTAGGGACAATGCGACCGCCGGAAACTATGGGGTAAAGATACGGTATTTCTTTGGATATATTTTTCGCATCGGTGGATATACTGGAGAATTTAATGGCCTGAGCAGTACGGATGTTATCTCCGTTGGCCCGTTCAGCGTCGATTTATCTGCGACAACCAAAGAACAGAAGAAAGCGCTCATGGTTACCGGTACGGATACATCCGATAAAGGCACCATAACGGTAGTAGCTACTGAAGGCGGGGCCGTAGGCAACGGCAGGATATCGGGTAACAAATCATCTGCTATCCGCCGTGAGTTCCGTATCGACGGGCTGGAAGCCGGCTCATATCAGGTACGTGTACGTGTAGTAGCCCGCAGTCATGGGGCATCTTCTACTCGGGCTTGTACGCGGGTTTGGTGGAGCGCCGTTGGCGGCATCGTCTATGATGACTTTTCCTATCCTAACATGGCTCTGATAGGCATCAAGGCACTGGCGACAGACCAGATATCCGGATCGCCGACGATGAAATTTATGGTGAACCGGCCGTCGGTGTATGTGTGGAATCCGAATACGTCCGCGTACGAAACGCATGACGCGACAAACCCCGCATGGGCCAGTTATGATATGGTCCACCAATGCAAATATCTACAAAACAGGAATACTGGAAACTGGGAATACCTTGTAAAAGGCGCTAAAGCGGAACTTATGCAATATGACAAGTTCGCGGAATGGGCGTCTTTTTGTGATACATTTAATCTCAAGATAAACATTGAAATCAATACCACTGGCGAGCTTATCAGCGTCGTCAATACGTACATAGGCGCCGTAGGGCGCGGGATGGTGGAGCTGTTCGGCACGAAATACGGATGCGTATGGGACGGGCCTAAGGAAGTTACTCAGATGTTCGGCATGGGGAATATCCGTTCCGGTACATTCGAAGAATCGTTTATGCAGACATCCGACAGGGCTAATGCTGTAGAAATCACGTTCACCAACGCCCAGAAGGACTATGACCGGGACAGCGTGAAGGTGTACAGCCCCGCGTATGACACGGACGAATACGACAACTCTACGCAGATATCGTATGACGGCATAACGGACTATAAGCAAGCATACCGGGAAGGACGATTCCAGCTTGAATGCAACCGCAGGATGATTCGTGCGGTATCCTTCGAGGCTGATATCGACGCCATCGCCTGTACACTGGGCGACCGTATCTACGTGGCCAACGATGTACCAAAGTGGGCTACAAGCGGGCATATTACGGCGGTTACAAATAACGTTGTTACTGTTAATGCCCCGATATCGGATTACGACGCAACAAAAACATACCGATTCGCTTATCGGGCAAGCTCGAACGATACCCGGTATGAGTCAGTATGTAACGCCGTTACCATTGATGCTGACAGTACGACGGTAACGCTAAGTACGATTCCGGATGTCCCGCCGGCTGTCGGAGATATATTCGACATCGCCGAAAAGAACATCGGTACAAAGTCATTCGTTGTGCGCTCCATCTCAAGGGCACAGGACATGGTCCGCAAGATAGAAGCGTTAGAGTACAGCGACGCGGTGTTCAGCGAGGATTACGATATCCCAGATGTGGACTATACAACAGCTAAGAAGAATACCGCGGTCAACGTAGTTCGGCTTGCGGGTAATCAGCGGTTATGGACGTCGACGAACGGCGAAAAGCAGAGCCGTATGTACCTGTCATGGGCTATGCCAACGGGCTACGGGTTTACGCGGTTCATCGTCTCCCTGTCGTCCGATGGGGGGCTTACGTGGATACCCGCAGGAACGACAGAGCGCATGAGTATCGAGCTAAGCACCGCATACGGAACGGTGTATCAGGTCAAAGTAGTAACCGTTTACGGCGTCAGCGTATCTACCGGTGCGACGGCTAACGTTGCCCCCGGTGTGGATGACCCGCCGGATGATGTAACTGCCCTTAACTGCGAGCTTATGGCTACGGGTACCCGCCGGTACTGGTGGAGCTTTACCTATCCGGACATCAACGATATCGCTGGGTTCTGCATGAAGTATACCCAAGGGCAGACGCTTAACTGGGATGCGGGCATACCGGTTCAAGACGGGCTGATAACAATGCAGCCGTACGAAACGCAGACTGTCCGGCAGGGTACGCATGCCGTGATGATTAAGGCGGTGGATAATGCCGGCAACGAGTCGACTAACTACGCGTACTGCATCCTGGACATGGGCGACCTACTCGAGCAGAACGTGCTCTACACCGTAGACTTCAGTGCCGACAACTGGGCCGCGGTAACGTACGACGGAACGGTAGACACTTATACCGGTTGGATTTACCCAGTCAACAAAACGTACTACTGGAAGACAACGGGAGACTACTTCTGGGTTGGTACAGCGAACAACCACTGGGCGGCTAACTGGCAGTCCTATACGGTTACCGCAACGTTCATCGCCCCCGCATCAGGCCAGTTCTGGCTGTCCTACAGCATATCTGGACCGGCTATCGTGTACTACCGCAAGGTGGGTGAGCACCCGGCATGGGAAGGCGCGGACGATGCGGCATGGGTAGATGCCGAAGAGGCGATATGGGATGACACCTACGACTTGTGGAAGCAATACTCTGACCGGCTCATGGTTAGCGCAGGTGACAATATACAAGTGCGTATCGCAGCGCTGAACGGGGCCTCGGAGGTGACGATAGTAAAGGGGCTTAAGGCTGTTATCGATGTACCAGACATCACAGAACATTTTGAAGATATTACAGTCCCGGCATTGGGGCTGTCGCTGCCAGTCAAGACGCCGCACTATTACACGACGGCGGTACGTATCGACGCTATCAACGGCAAGAACGAGAATAACGCCGTTGCGGCGCAGATAGTGACCCGTAACCCGTGCAAGATAAAGCTTCTTAACAGCGCGGGCGAGAACGTATCGGGAATCATTGACTGCACATGGCAGGGTTATGAGAGGGAGGTATTATGAGCGTTGAAAAATTATTAGCGGTTGAGGGATATCTGGGGTATCCGAGTGATACCCACCCTACTACCGACCAAGAAATGCAGGCCTACATGGAGAATCAGAATCACGTATTAGGCTCTATTGTTGATGGCGCTAAGTTGTGGCAACCTGAAACCGAATACGCATTAGGGGCGGTCATCCGCAGTTCCGGCATGCCGGAGAACACTTCAGCTAAGGTTACTGTTCCAGGGATATCGGGAATAGCGGAACCGACATGGACGGCGATAGGGACCTCGATAACAGATGGTACCTGTACGTGCCTCATGGTCCCACAGACAACGGAATCAGCGACAGTAGCGGATATCCGTACGGGCACAAGCGAGATACTGGCCATCACGCCGGCGGCGCTCAAAGCGTACATGACAGACATTTACGCGCAGGCTAATCTAGACGCGCATCCGGTAGGCTGCATCTACGAAAGTACAAAGAGTACAAGCCCTGCAGACCTGTTCGGGGGCACTTGGGAAACACTAGCCGCAGGCTGTGTACTCGTCGGAGCTGGGACAGGTGACA